AATGGTTCAATAAAAGATATCTGCAATGAAATGACAGAAGAAAATGCTAAAACAATTACAGAAGCTTTAGAAGATACTTTTAATGAAATAGAATTAGAATTTTCTAGAAATGCTTTAGAAGCTTCTGAAGAAGGCAACTTGAAAGTTAAAGCCAAATACTCGGACTATGCTAGTAGGCTTGAACCGGTAAAATGTAATCCTGTATTGCTAAACGGTAATCAAAATCAATTTAATATTGATATGCTTTATGATGAGTTAACAAGGTCGTTGAGGTAAGTAAGATGGATTCGAAGCTAATATTAGAAGGTTTAATTGCCTTAAAAAACAATAGCTATAAAAAAGATATGAACAAGCCTCTAGAGATTAGTTCTTTATCTGGAGCTAGAGTTAAGAAGATTAACAACAGATCTATGAGTTATGCTGATAGGCATAGGGGTAATTGGTTTAAACCAGAATATGATCTTACTGAAATACAAATAGCTCAAGATGTAGATAGTTATGTTTTCAAAGCTATCCAAAAGAAAGTACATAGATTTGTATTAGCCGGTTGGGAAATTGTAGGTAACGATAAAGAGACTGTTAATTATATTAGAAAAAGGCTAAGAGAAATTGAATTAGTTTCAGGTATGCCTTTTGATATAATTATGAAAGATTTGGCTCACGATCTAATTAGATACTCAAACTGTGCATGGGTTAAGGTTCGCAACAAAGATGCTTCTACAGGCAAAATAAGAACTGTTAATGGTAAAGAGATAGAACCTGTAGCAGGATACTTTTTATTACCATTTGAAACCTTATGGTTTAAGGTAAAGAAAAATGGTGAAATTAAAAAAGTAATGCAAGAAGTTCCTAATACGGGAGAGACTAAAGAATTTGCACCACAAGATATAATTCATTTCTACACAAACAAGAAACCTGGATTTACTATGGGTACTCCAGAAATATTACCTGTACTAGAAGATATTTCTCTTTTACGTAGATTAGAAGAAAATGTAGAAAATATGATAGATGCAAATCTACACCCATTGTTCCACTATAAAGTGGGCAATGACAACTTACCTGAACGTTTTGGCCCTGATGGTATAAAAGAAACTGATTTGGTTAGAAGTACAATCGAATATATGCCTTCAGGAGGCATATTTGTTTCTGATCATAGACATAAAATTGAAGCTATTGGTTCAGAAGGTAAAGCTTTATCTATACAGGATTATATAGACTACTTTAAGAAAAGAGTGTTTGCAGGTTTAGGTGTATCTCCTATCGACATGGGAGAAGGAGATACTGCTAATAGAAGCACGGCTAATACTCTTTCTAAAATAGCTATTCAAGATGTAGAAGCTTTACAAAGAACAATTAAAACATTTGTAGAAACTTATATAATTAACGAACTCTTAATAGAGGGTGGATATGAATCTGCTCTTTTAGATGAAAATAAAAAAGTAGAAATTAAATTTGGAAATGTAGACAAAGAAGAAAAGTCTAAAGAAGAAAACCAAGCGATTCAGCTTTGGACTAACAACCTAATCAATGAAACAGAAGCAAGAAAACGTCTTGGTGAAAGACCTGTGGAAGAAAGAGATTTAAGTTACTACAAACTTTATCAAGAGCCATTAGCCTTAGTAAAAGCTATGGGTGCATTTAGTGCTGCTTCTGATGCTTTAGGAAAACATGAATCTTCTAATATAAGTGAATCAGGTATAGAAAAAGAAGAAAAGAATTCTGCAGAAAAACAAGGCTTAGTTGGTAAACCTGAAAATAGTAAGCTAGCTAGTGCAGAAAATCTTTCCAAATCAATTTCAAAACCAAAGAATCAACATGGAGAAAGATTAGCTCCTAAGTTTAATTCAGATTCTAAAAATATTATTGAAAAAATTATAAAAGAAGAAAATTTGTTAAATATTATCAATATTATTGAAAACGCATAAGCGTTTTATCAATATTAAAAAATATAAGTTTTTACTAAAAAGGTAAATAAATGAGCAATATTATTAAATACAACGATTATATTCAGATCAATCCTGATCAAAGAATTTTATCTTTAGATAAAAAAGAAAAGATTAGTATGATCGATAATATGCTTTCTTCAGCTTATTCAGGTGGAAAAGGCTTACTTATTACTTACGATCTAAGTCATTCAGGTAGAAGAATTAACAACCGTATTTATTCTACCAAAGGTCAACAAAAAGGCATTGAATCTTTAACTGAGCCTTATGCAAAGCCAATACTAAAAAACCACGATCAAGGCTCTGAGCCAATTGGTCGTTTTGTTGGTGGTGAATGGCAAAACCTATATGATGAAGCATCAGAGTATTTGCAATCTTCACAAAAGATTTTAGACATCCACAGTGCTTTTGATGGTGACGATCCTGGAAAAATATATCATACGCTCAAAACTTTTGGATTAATTAAAGATTCTAAATGGCCCGGTTTAGGCCGTATGAGAGTGCAAGCAAATATTACAGATGAAGATGCAATTAAAAAATTTATGGATGGCAGGTATCTTACTTTTTCTGCTGGGTCTACTACTAATCGACATGTATGTTCTATATGTGAGAATGATTGGGCTGTCGATGGAATGTGTGAACATAGACATGGCAAAGAGTATGACGGAGAAACGTGCGTGTTTATTACAGGAGACTTCCTTGTCATGGAAGGATCCGTGGTAAATACACCTGCAGACGATTTATCTCAACTAGTAAATATGGAGTTTGCTGACAGCACTCCAGATACTAGCAACAAAGATTACATTAAAAGCGTTGAAGAAATTATTTTAACAGACTCAATCATTAGCATGGGAGATGATTATGAAGCACAGCGGATACAAGCAGCCAAGCAAGTCGATGCCGAAAAAGAAAACTACAAAGAAGAAGAAAAAGCCGGCAAAGAAAAAGTAGAACAAAAATATGATCATGAAATGTCTATTTCAGATAAAGCTATGATGGAGCTTCATGAAAAAGGCGAAACTTACATCACCCAAAGAGGTGATGGAGAAACTATGATTATTAAAGTTAAGTACTCTGGTGCTATGAGAAAAGACTCTTTAGACTTCGATTTGATGGAGAGTGAAATTGAATCATTTATTGAAGAGCTTAATGACGAGAAAACTTTTAAAGTTCCATCAGGAGCTAAGGGTAATGCTCAAAAAGTACTTGATTGGAAAAAGAAGTATGGTTCAGAAGTTAAGGGTATGACTCCTGTAGGTTGGGCTAGAGCTAGACAA